AGCAGTCATATATCTTGGTTAGAAGAACCTTGGATTTATAATGAAATACAACCATATGTCCACGAAGCAAATAGACTAGCTGGTTGGAACTTTGATTGGGACTTTTCTGAGACTATACAATTTACAAGATACAAATTAAATCAATATTATAATTGGCATGCTGACCAACAAGCTGAACCTTATAACAACGGACACCCTCAACATGAAGGTAAGATAAGAAAATTATCATGTACAATACAACTAAATCACCCACACGAATATGAGGGTGGTGATTTACAGTTTAGAACACCACATGGTGAGTTTACTTGTAATGAAATAAAACCAAAAGGGTCTATATGTATCTTTCCGTCTTTTGTTACTCATAGAGTTACAACTGTTACATCTGGTACAAGAAATAGTTTAGTAATGTGGAATTTAGGATACCCATATAAATGATTTTTTACGGTAAAATAAGAGATTAGTCATGCTTGATGAAATAAAAATACAACCACTTTTTGCTAAACCTCTTGCATTTACTAAAATTTCTATACACGAAAGTGATATACAGATAATAAAAGATTTAGAATATAAACAAATAGAACCTGATGGTTTTCAATCTGTAGATGATATGATATGGGATAGACTACCTGATTTAACTAGAGATATAGAACATCAAGTAAAAGCATTTAATGATAATGTAATGTTCTTTCAAACACCTATCAAAATGACTAGAATGTGGGGAACTAAATTTTTACCTGGTCAACAAGGCGAAGTACACTATCATAAAAACTCAACGTATAGTTTTGTATTATACTTAGATAAAGGTATGAGTTGTCAGTTTCAATCATTTGGGCAAGAAGAATTGTTTGACCCAAAGTATGATAAATATAATATATTTAATATGAAAAGTTTTGACATGCCAGTAGAAAGAGGTACACTACTAATATTTAAATCTAGTTTACCTCATAAAGTTATGAAAACTAATAACGAAAGATATAGTGTTGCTGGTAATTTTGTAGTTACTGATTTAAAGGATTTTAATATTGTATGACAACGTTTATAGGTGAATATAAGATAGACGATAGTATTTGTGATAGACTTATTGAACATCACAAAAACGGAAAGAAAAAACAAGGTCTTTCTGGTTATGATATGATTGATAAAGACACTAAAGATAGTATAGATGTTGCTGGCAAAGATATACCTTATTATTATGATTATTTAAATGTATGTATTGAAAAATATAAACAAACTTATATATTTTCGGACAAAGACCAATATTATTATGATGTTTTAGAATGTCCAAACATACAATATTACCCACCAGGTGGTGGTTTTAAAATTTGGCACTATGAAAATACTTGGCAAAGAGATGTTAATAATCCAAATGATTTAACAATGGCAAAAAGACACTTAGTCTTTATGACTTATTTAAATGATGTAACAGATGAAGGTGAAACTGAATTTTTTTATCAAAAAAGAATTATACAACCTCGTAAAGGTCTTACACTTATTTGGCCAGCAAGTTGGACTCATACTCATAAAGGTGTACCATCATTAACACAAGAAAAATATATTATAACAGGTTGGATTTCTTTTAGAGATTATGTGGATCAAAAATAACTTTTTAAAAAATGTTAATGATGTAAGGCAAGTTGCACTTAACTCAACATATAGAACAAATGAACACAACACTTTTTATAGAGGGTTTAGAGCAGATGTACCAGAAGAATATTATCACACTATTGCAAATGATATATTAGGGGTACTTAATTTAGAACGTGCTAAAGTAGAAATGTATTTTTCATATCAAACAAGCGATATAATTACTAAAGATAAATATAGTAAACATACAGATAAATCTGATTGGGCAGGTGTAATATATCTTACACCTAATCCTAAACCTAATTCTGGTACAATACTATATAATAAAGAAAATATACAAACTATTATTGAAAACAAATACAATAAATTAGTAGCATATAATTCAAAAATTACACATTCACCAGATTATACGTTTGGTGATAATATAACAAATGCAAGAATGACTTTGACGTTTTTTGTCTATAGAGAAAGGTAATATGTTTAGAGAAAAACACTATCAAGTAATAAAAAATTTAATTAGTCCTGAAATGGCAGAATTAGGATATCGTTACTTATTAAACAAAAGGAGAGTATTTAATATCTTACATGAAAATAAACAAATATCTCCGTTTAGTGAAGATTATGGTTATATGAATGACCTTACTGTAAAGAATACATGGGCAAATTATGGTGATGTTTTATTTGACACAATACTTACAGAAAAAAAAGAAACTATAGAAAAAGAAATAGACTATAAACTTGTTGAAACATATACTTATGCAAGATTATATAAACATGGTGATATACTTAGAAGACATAAAGACAGACCATCATGTCAAATATCTGCTACAATGTTTTTAGGTGGTGAACCTTGGTCTATCTATGTTGATAATACAGGTGGTACAAATAATCCAGGTACTAAAGTTGATTTAGAACCAGGTGATTGTTTAATGTATCGTGGTTGTGAATTAGAACATTGGCGTGATGAATTTAAAGGCGAAATCTGTGGTCAAGTATTCTTTCATTATAATGACGCTAGTGATCCTCAATCAAAAAAATTAAAATTTGATAGAAGACCTGTATTAGGTTTACCGGGTCATATTGCTAAATATTATTTAGATTAAGACCAACTTTTGTCGTCTGGGTTCCAAATTCTTACTACTGTTTGATCCGTTGTTGGAGAAGTAATTACTTCTGGCGTATCTGCGTCTGAACCTAATGCACTTCTTATCCACCCACCGTGATGAGAACTTTCCCTAAGTTTTTGACATATCCATCTTGTATTGTCTTGGTCCCAACTCAAATTATACTCATAAGTTTTACCACCATCTTCATAAGTTGTTACAGTTGGTTGTGCGACTGGTTCATAATAAGCACCATCAACTGAACTTAATACCCAATTAGAATGTGGTTTAATTGCTGTAAAGTATCCATTACCACCATCATCAATAAAATAACCATCAATACATGCAAATCTTTTTCTAAAGTTATGATTATATGACGTTTGTTTCCATGCGACACCTGGATAAGCACCATCTACATATGCAATTGAAGGATCCTCAGAAATATTATTAGCACACCAAGTTTCTCCGTCAACTGCCATATCAGCAGATACATTACTGTCATCTACTACGTTTACTCTTAAAACTTTTTTGTTACTATCTAATTCCGCAAAATGTGCCATTATTTCTCCTTAATTAACTTGTATATGTTCCTGGACTATTAAAACTGTGAACTCTATTACTACCTACAATAGATTGTGTACCACCTGAACCTTTTGGAGCAGTACCTGGATAAGCAATAACAACTCTACCAGAACCACCTGAACCAGCTGCACCATTCCAATGACGCATGCCTCCGCCACCACCACCTCTGTTAGAAGTACCTGACACTGCTGATGCATTTTCTGGGTGTTGTTGTTGACCTCGACCACCTCCGCCTGATCCACCAGGACCATTACCAGGGCTGTGACCTCCGCCGCCGCCTGCATAAGTGATACCGTCACCTGGGAAAGATGCTCCGTTACCACCACTTGTACCTGAAGCAGAGTTTGATTTACCACCTCCAGCACCACCGCCGCCGCCGCCGGGACCTGTACTACCACTATTACCTTGTCCTGAAATACCTGAACCACCACCAGTACCATTACTACCACCGCCGCCTGATCCACCAGGATTACCGGATCTGGAGTTTTCTGCACCACCAGAACCACCACCAGTTGATGGTATACTGTTAAATGATGAAGCTGAACCATTATTACCTCTATTTGTAAAACCTGTGTTTGGTCCGCCGCCACCACCTATTGAAGCAGGGAAGTTACTACCTGGTGCCGTTTCTATTGATCCTGTTCTCATACCACCTGCACCACCTCCAGCACCTTGGTTTTCGCCGCCGCCTCCGCCGCCTGCAACAACTAGATATGTGAATGTGTAAGTGTTTGTTTTATTTTGTAAGTCTGACATAGCAACAGCACCACTAGGTTGACCTGCTAAACTTCTCACAGGTGTTGAACCCATGTTTATTTGTGCCGTTGAACTTTCACCTAATTCATCATTTACGTCTGATAAACCTATCTGTCCATTTGGTGTTGCCATCTTAATTTCTCCTCAAATTATTTATTCTTTTTTAAAGTATTAACTTCGTCTGTTAATTCTTTGACAGCTTCAATCAATACTGATACTAGTCTGTCATACTTAACTGCTTTGATACCGTCAGGTCTTGTACCAACGATTTCTGGCATAACTTTTTCAACATCTTGTGCGATAACACCAACGTCTCTTTTTCTTACAAAGTATCCGTCTTCGCCACCTTTACTCTCAATGAAACTATCTTTCCAATCAAAGAATACACCGTTGATTTTCTTAATCATTTCAAGTGGAGAAGGAATGTTGATAATGTTTTCCTTAAGCGCTACGTCTGAACTGTAGAAGGCAGTAATATCGTTTGTTGCTCTTAACTCACCAGCAGTACCTGAAGCGGCAGTATTAAGACCTAAACTGTCTAACTGTACGTCATTACCGTCTGTTGTGTTTGATACAACAACTGTACCTGCTTGAGTTGGTAAAGTGATTGTTATATCACCTGTTGAAGCAGGACCTATTAAAGTTACTGCGTTAGTACCGTTATCACTATCTTCAAAGAACTTAACAAAACCAGCACTAGTAGCCGCATTTTTTGTTTCTAGTCCAGTTGAGAATGTACCTGTTGTACCTGCAATTGTAGTTGCCGTTAAGGCACCTGTATCTAATGTAGATGAACCGTTATCTATGTTACCAAAACCTGATGTAATTGTACCAGAGTTTAAGGCACCAGTAGTAACTATGTTTGCACCACCAACACTATGACCTGCAAAATATGTTGATACTGTATCAACGTTTGTCATTCTCATAGTACCGCCATCATTAATTAATATACCGTCACCTGAAGCGACAGCAGTAGTACCTCTAGCAGTACCACCATCTATTAAATTAATTTCTGCCGGTGTTGCACTAATAGCGTCTGTACTAGCAGCGGCAAAAGGTTGTAAAGTACCTGCTACGTTTGCAAGATTAATTGCT